CAAAGTCTATGCCAACAACTACATCATTTTGATCATTCGGCTGCAAAGGTTCTTTTGATACATGAGTATCTCTCCTGAACGTAGGATAAACTGGTTTCCCGTCCATTAATGCCTGGTACTGGTTCAATATATAAACCTTAACCCATGAAGGAGCTTTGCCGAGAATAATCTTATCATAATATGTTTCTTGTAAGTTATCTCTGTTTTCTGATTTGAAATTAGGCTCATAACCAGATAAATTACCATGCTCATCTTTCTTCTCTATCATAGCACCAGCTTGGCAAAAGAAATTCCAATCATCTGGCTTAACCATTAATAGCTTTTCTTCTGTTGTCATATATTCAGGAGTAGGGACTTCTCCAGCAACAATTCCCCACCAATGATCTTCTGATGGAGCATTTGTATCCATTATTACACCAAACCAACTTGGACCTCCTTCACGCATTGAAGGGAATCTTCCAACCCTCATTGTGCAAGCATCAACTATAGATTTATTTATCTCTCTAGCTTCATTTATCCAAACACCACTTAACTCTAAAGATAATAACTTCTTTACGTCTTCAGTTTTATCCAAAGCCAAAAATATGACTTCAAGTTCCACAGTGGTTTTATCTCCCAAAGCAAAACATATATTATGAGTATAAGGAGGAGACCATATAAAACGTCCTAAATCATCGTCAAACCAATCTCTCCATGTCTTAATAGTAGTCGTTTTTAACTGGGGATTTGTGTTTCTGATAACTGCCCATCTGCTTTTTCTAACACCATTATCATTTGGCTTTTGAGATACGGCTTTTCTCATTATCTCCATGCAACAAGTGACAGACTTGCCAGATCCAACTGGACCTCTAATGCCTCTTACAAAGGACTTGTCTTTCATAAAAGCCTTAGCAACAATTCCAGGTGGTTTAAAGTCTAACTTCAAGACTTCTTTAATTTTGTAGGCTCAACAAACCTTCTTCTTGAAGCAGTTCCAGTCGCACCAGCTACTTGTGATCTTCTTGCAGCAGCACTTAAATCATTAGAAGGAGCAGGAGTAGCAGGTTCTGGTGCAGATTCTGTAGGTCTTGGAGTTCCTCTGCTATATTTATCTGATCCCGTTACAGTATCAACAACTTCTCTAATGATCTTTTTCCCAGGCTTTTCTATTATTTCTTCAAACCCTTCTTTTGCTATATGCTCAATTCCTTTAGCAACTCTTTTAACTGGCTTTTCTAATGGCTTAACAATCTTCTTGCTTACTTTTACAATTGGCTTGGTTACAGTCTTATCTACTGCTTTTATAATTTTTTTTATCGGCTTAGGTGCTGAACCCATTTTCGTCTCCTTTTAAAATCGACTTCTGTAACATAAAATATTTTTAGTTGTTTTGGCTTTTCACAATGCTATCGTGAGTGTGGTTTACCCGTTATAGTATCCGATCCCATATTTTTAAGGTGGGTCTCTGTAACGGACAAAAGGCGATGGGACCCCTAATCGACATTGAAGTTTATTTGTACGGCAGTGTTAGCTGTTCTAGGTGCGTCTACTCTAAAACCAGCTCTGTCCATCAAATCTCTACTAGCTTCAAGCCTTACATGAGCTGACTTACTTGTTAACAGATCACGCATAGTTGCTAGAGCTTGTGTTGCGTCCCACCCTAAACAACTCATAGCCAACTGTTGTCGATACTCAATAACATGAGGTTTATTCAGGGTTATGTATGCCCAAGCCTTATTCCTACCCAGTCTTACTGATGCTTCTGTTGGGTTGCAACCATCATGTAACATTGCATGCACCAAGTCTGCTTGTGCTTCTGTTATCTTTGTGTGTTGTGGTAGTAATGATTGACTGTTAGTTTCTATCTCATTCATTGGAACCACGGAACCTGAATACTTTTCTTGTTGTGTTAAATTAGCTTTCATTTAGTGTGTCACTCCTATTGCTCTCCGAGATGATAACCATATTGTTATAATATGTGTCCATTCACATAGGTTAAGCCATTGTAATCAGTACCTTATTCCAGCTATACTCACTAACCTTCTACGAAGCTAAGTTCACCGACACATAGGTGTGTCGACCCATTCGGGTAACTATCTGGGGTATGGATTACCACTTCATTTAGTGTGTTTCTCTTTTTAGGATCAAAGAATTCCATTCAGTTAATACTCCTAGTGGAGGCTTAACACCATTGCATTATTTGATCTTTCGTTCAGCAGAACACAAAGAGAAACCCAGTATAAATGAAGCACATCACTTTAGAGAAAAGTGACAAACTCTAGATGAGTGCCTTACGGCACACTACTACTACGAATTTGTATTTAGACACTCCAGTCGGGCTCACTTCTTCTCTAAATAAAGCCCCCCCATGCACGAGGCATGGGTACTACGTCTCCATTCCAAGAAAATAGCTCAAAGCCCAAAGAGGCTTCTTCGACAGAGACGATTTTCTTCTCATTACGGGGCATTGACTGATCGATTCCGTAAGCAAGGTTTGCCGTTCAATTACAATTCCGTAGTTGTAGATCACTTAATAAATAAAGGAACATCACATGACTAATCAATTAGACTTATTTATCAAATCACAACCATCTGATCTTCAAGCTTTAGAGAACATGGTTTCATATACAGATACATCAACTGTTGACTTACTAGACTGGGATATACGGATTGCACAAGAATCTGGAGATACCCAAAGAGTTCACGAATTAATCACAATCAAGCACGATATGAACTGATTATCTCAAAGCCAAAGTGGGGGGATTTGTAACTATAATCCTCCCTTATAAATTTATTGAAAGGAACACAATATGACTTATCAAATTGAGGAACAATATCTTACTTCAACTGAGAAAGAAGCAAGAGACGAACTTAACAATATAACAACGGAGCAATTAGATGAAATCGCAAAAGAATTTAAGCCTAAAGTACCTTATGACGAAGTTTGGGATCAGGAGTTTATCAAAAGATGCTTGGCTATGGCAGAAATGTTTGAAGATGGTAACGAAGTCATCATCAAAGCCAAGTTTCAAGACCAATTACCACGCATGTTTGAAAAGATGCGAGACAATGTTCAAGAACAAGCCGAAAAGCTTAAACGTCACAGACAGACCTTGGTTCGTCAAGATGTTGGGATTGAGATTACTGGTAACAAACTTGAAGACTGTGATGAAAAGATTAATCAATTTCGTCAGCAATGGGCATCATTGGATTATGCCTTCAAAGCTTTGGTTTACCACTTCAGACCAGCGATCAAAGGTCAGACTGGGATCGACTTTGGTAAATATACTATGTTATCTGAATTTGCAAAGGTTAAACGTATGCAAAATCGTAACCAGAAACTAACTCTTGATACTATGTTAAACAGTCGAAAGTCTTTTGAAGACCTTTGCTTAGACTTCAGTAATCAAGATGGTATCATAGAATTGCCAGAGCATTTAATGTAACATAACTAGGGGAGGGCTTCGGCTCTTCCCATCATTTAAAAGGAACATCACATGAAACATTTAATCATAAAAATATTAACTAATATCTTATACTTGGCTTTCTTCCCATTTATATTTGTGCTTTTACTTTCCGTTTCTTTAATATCAGGAGTTGGTGGAGTTTTAGGTGTCATAGTATATGACCTATATCCACGATTTAAAGAATGTTTGAATAGCTTTAAAAAACCAAAGGTTAAATATCTGAAATAAAATAGGAGGGCTTCGGCTCTCCTTTAAGATTTGGGCTAACCTTATCGCCTCAGAAAGCCAAAGGGGAATTTAATGGGCAAAGGAATTAAAGGAAGAGGTAAGATTCATAGTACCTCAAGATCATGGGAAAAATCATTAAAGAATGTGGCTAAGGTAAAGATCAGACAAAAAGCCAAAGTGGTTATTAGAAAACAAGGAGATTAACATGTCAGTATCATACACAACAAAAAGATTACCAAGCATGGATATATTACTTGGTTACGATGAGCTTCATCATGAATTAGATAATGCTATCCAAAATGGAGACCTTGAAGAAGCTAAAGAGTTAAGATTACAAATCAAAGCTTACCAAGATAGATGGAGTCTGTAATGTTATTCTACCTTATAGCTGGCATAGCTTCTGCTTGTGCCATATTGTTTTTACTTGCTAAATTAAATATCAAAAGAATCCTATGTTTTGACATACTCGTAGACATAAGTGCCTCAGTCGCATTGATCGTCATGTTTGCTGGAACGTTTGCTGGAATGATGGCTGGTATCCTAGGTGGTGCAATCATTTCAATAGTTCTATTCATTCTTAAACGCACAATAGGTTACGAAAAGCCAAAACGAGATGGATTTAAGGTTAGATGGGTACATGTTCCCCCCAGATAATCTTAAAGGCTGATGCAGTTAGAGATAGGTCGACCCTCTGGCAATACTGCAACTTCGTAGACAATATACCTGATGTCTACATTTAATCAAATTAAAAGAATTGATTCTGTGGGATTTAAATAAGGTCTTAAAAAAGTTGTCTTCTGCAGATTGCAACTCCTTATATCGCCTCAGTTTCAGTAATGTGAATAGCCTTTGGTTTGAAAAAAGCCAAGGGTTATTTGCATTGGGCAAAGCTAAATCCCATTTCATTAATCATCTATAACGTAAAGGAGAAAAAGATGAACTTAGCACAAATCATGGTATCAGGTAACATAGGACAACCACCTGTAATTAAGACTGTTGGCGACACAAAGGTTGCTAACTTTTCAATTGCCGTTAATGAAAACTGGACTGACAAGTCTGGTGGTAAACAAGAGAAAACACATTGGTATAATTGTGAAGCTTGGGACGGCAAAAACGGAAAAGGTTTAGTTACTAACGTTATCGAACCATATGCAAAGCAAGGCACAACTGTATTCGTACAAGGAATGCCTATTAATGAGACTTATGAAAAAGATGGAGAGAAGAAAACTGCTTTCAAAATTAAGTTAGCTGGAATGTCTTCTACGTTCAGACTTATCAACACTAAATCATTATCAGATACTGGAGTAAAAGCTTCTCCAAAAGTTGACTCTGATACTGATGATGAGATTCCGTTTTAGTTTCGCAAACTCCTAAAACGGATAGGGAGTGGGGTTTAAATCCTTCCTCACTCCCATTTTTCATAGGTGCAATATGGCAAAAGATAAAATATCGCCTCAACATTATTCAAAATACAAAATAGAACCAATTGATTTTATACAAGCTAACGATCTTGGTTTTTGTGAAGGCAACGT